CTTATACATCTTGCTACCCTCACGGGTAGCTAGAGCGTTTAATTCCATGCGGTAGCCAACAGCTTTAAAGAACTCATCCTCAGCCATTAGGGCGCGGCCTGGTGTAGTTACAAATGTACCCCAGTAGCGCAAAGCATTAGACATGGCCTTGCCAGCATCGCTATCACCTAGGTCAACATCAAACTCACCACGGCCAGCTCTGGTTGCCTCGATCTTTTGGAATGGGTCGGTAGGCTGATTTTTAATAAACGCAGTACCAGCAATCTCACCACCCTCACGGATACCCTGTAGGAATCCCATGGCCTGAGCATACAGCTCATCTCCAGAAATGGCTTGCTCTCCACCTTTAAACATGAAGTTGCGACCCTTGCCAATCGCAGACGCAAGCATCCGCTCTGGAATCTGTAGCCCACCAAAGAACATATTGCCAGCAATATTCTTGGCGTGGGTAACTGGGCTAGACAACAGACCATTAATCCAGGTTGACATCCACATATCAACTACAGAGCTACCCATGGATTTCTCAGCAATATTGGCACGGGCGCCAGCATTAGCTATGGCGGTGTACTTGTTAGCCAAATCAAACACGGACTCGATGCCACCAGCCTCATTCATAATGGCTTGTAACTGAGCGCCGCGCTCTACACTAGCAGAGCGAGCCTGAGAGAAAATACCAAGCGTTCTAGCGATATCTACCTGACGGCCTTTGATAGCCTTGAGTAAGTTACCCTCTAAGGCGATGGCCTGAGTAAACTGGCTAGCCAATTCATCGGTCAAAGTACCGCTAGCCTTAGCGGCCTTTACTTGCTCGCCAAGGTCAAACGCACGCTTGCCAGCATCGGTCATGGCTAATAGCATCTTATAGGCATTAGCCGCATTAGCCTCGGTTACTCTGGATGGGTCTAGGATGGTATTTAAGAAAGCCTCATCGTAGCCCTCTTCTGCGGCCTTAGCGGCGATTTCTTTATAGCTGACACGCTCTATCTTATCCGCACCGTAAACGCGTGCTGTAGCGTCTATATACTGTTTAAAGCCATCATCCCCAGTAATCATGTCTAGGTTAAATGCGGTCTCTGGTGGCTTGCCAGCTACGGGTGCAGTAGGCGCAGTCTCTAAAACTTGCTGAGCTTTGCTAGCATCCTCACGAATAACCTGATATGGCCCTACTTTTTCCATGTCTGCCTGTGGCGAGATCATGGGTTTCTCAGTACGCTTAGGCGCTTTCTTAATTGCCTCTATAAATTTAAGTGGGCCAGCTACTAGGGTTGGCTCAAACTCTTGGCCATTATTCTCTAGCGGTATAAGCTGGTCTAGCTGTACCTCTGGTGGCGCAACTTGCTCTACCTCTTGCTCAGCAGAGGATAGCTCATCCAATCTTTCGGTTAATGGTTTAAATGCCATTACTGATTCTCCTCTTGTTGCACCGCCGCACCGCCAGCGCCGATAGCAAATAACGGTTGTCCTTTAGTTAAAACAGATTCTTTCATTTTAGGGGTAATGTCAATGTATTGAACAGACTCAAACTTGTCTATACCTTTTTTAACTGGGCCGCCTTCAAGCCGCCTAATATTTGGTGGATAGTTATCACTAGCTTTTTGGGTAATTATGTCTGTCATGCCAACTTTAGCATCCCATTTTTTAGCGTACTTGTCTAAGAACTTAGGTAGGATTTGGTCGTAAAAGCCTTTCATGCCTTCGCCGCCAACTTGTAGGTCAACCCCTGACAACTCACGCCCGTCAAATACATTCTTTGGCACAACTTCAATTTTGCCAACTTCTTTTTCTAGCAATTTTTTAGCTGGCTCTTTGCCAATGTAATCCTCAATTTGATCTGGGCTGTCTAGCTTTTTGCTTAAAACCATTTCACCACTCTTATCGTAAGCTCTTAATACGCCAGCCTCGGTATAAGTAACCCGACTAATCTGCTTGCTTAAATCATAGCGCTCTGCCTGAGTCTTGCCAGTCGTAAACGCTATGCGGTCATAGCCACCCTCAGCCGCCACTTGGATAGCACGCTTGAGAGCAAGCTCATGCCATGTGGTTTTGAATGGTGCATCTGGCACACCAGTTCTGTCTTGTAAAGACTGCTTTTCCCTTGTCAAGGTTTCCCACTCTGGCGTATTTTCCATGTCGGACTTAGCAAGTTCTCTAAGTCTTTGATTGATTTCTACAACACGGGCTTCATTTGGTGGCTGTTGATAACCTTTCTTGCGCCCAGCTTGGTGCCAATCAGACTGCACCTCTTCAACAAATAATACTTTCTTGCCGTCAGCATCTACACGGTCATTGACCCTCATGTGGGCTAAGATATTTGGCTGGTCAAAGTGTTGAGACTTAAATTCAGGGTTTGTCTCACCTCTTAGGCTTGCGTCATAGCGTTGAGCAAGAGCCTTATACTCCACATCCTCTGCGGCAGAGCGGGTCTTGTTAGACAATTCTGTAAGCCTTCCCAAATCTTTAGGGTCAAACTCAGGATTTTTGCTAGGCAAAGTCAGCAATATCTCTCTGTAGTTCTCACCGCCTGGTAGTGTGTATTTAGAGAATTTTGTTGAGCCTTCTCCTTGGCCTAAATAATCTATAGCCTCTTGACGGGTAAAGCCTTGGCCAGCCTCATCATCTAAAAATGCTTGTAGCTCTGCCTCATCAACTGCCCCAAGCTGAACCTCTCTAACCTCAACGCGATTCTTGTCTAGGTACTCTTGAACCTCAGCCTTAGTAACTGTTTTCTTAGATTTTAAGAAGTCATCTAAGCCAGTCCACTTAATCTCTTCTGGCTTAACTCCAGGAGTCTTTTCAATTTGCTTTAGGAATTGCTCGCCAGTTCCCTTTGGTTGTTGGATATAATCTACAGCCTGTTTAGCGGCCGAGTAGAATCCAAGATCGCTAACGCCTTCGCCAACCATCTGCGTACTCATGCCAACTGGCATATTCTTGGTAGCCTGTACAGCTCCCTTAATTGCTTTTGGCGCGTCTAATAATCCTGGCGCTGGTAGAAACGTTCCTATATCGCTTGCAACCTTAGCTGTGTATTCACGCTCGGTCTGATTGGCTACGCCCTGTGGAATAACTGCTGGTAGCTTTTGTTGCATTTCTGTAGTAGTAGGCATCGTTCTTTCGCCTAAATACTTGGTTGCACCCTCTTGAGCAATCATATCAATAATAGAGCGGATGTCTCCAGGCAAGCCAAGAGTTTGCGCTGTAGCGCCTTGTAACGCACCAGCAAGCGTATCTAATAGGGCAACCAATGGGCGATCTAAACCACCAGCTTTTGCTGATTGTGCTGGTGTTATTCCAGCTCTGCCAACCCTAACTCCAGTTTGCGGCATATCAGACGTTACTGGGCCAGATGCTAGCATTACTTCTTGAACTGGCTCTTCTGGCTCACGCATATCGTCAGCCAACTGGTTCATAAATCTTTGATCGATCATATCATTGCTCTTTTTGGATTCTAAGAATTGCCTCTGCCTCAGACTTATTAAACTTAAGACGGTCTAAATCATCAGCAGTATATGTGCGAGTTGGGTCATACGTAACCTTTTTGGCCTCAAACCTTTTTGCTATTCTTTCAGATTTATTTTTTTGCTTAACAATAACGTTCTGAGCCTCTTTAGACTTAACCAGCTCATCAGCAAAAGACATTGGGTTAAATGCCTCGCCAGCAATCCTGGCTTTTTGTTGCGCCTCTGTTAGTTGCTTGTTAAGGCTAGCAACAGTAGCTTTCTCATTACCAAAGCCAGGAGCCATCATATCTGGTACGCCAAGGCTATTCTGGATAAACTGTCTAGCGCGGCTCATCTCAGGATTATCGTTACGCACTACCTTTTTAAGCGTGTTAGCCTGTTTCCAGCTAATTACTTTTGCATTAGCTAGATCATCAAAGTAGTTCTCGCCAACCAACTGGCGATCAGCCAAAGACTCAAACTGACCATACATCATTGCATTAGCACCAGCGTTATCGCCATCAAGCATTGCTTTGCGCTCAGAGTCTGGCAAGTTAACACCAAGAGCTTTGATGCGGGTTAAAGCAACCGTACCGCTAATCTGACCAGCGTACATCTGATCTTTAATTAGATTGACCTCATCAATCTTAGTAGAGTTCTCTAGCTCGTTAGCCCGTTTCCAAGCAGTAGCCATCTCACCCATACGGTCAGAGTAATTCTTAATGAGCTTGTCTTTATTAACGCGCTTCATTACTTCTGACATCTTGCCAAAGTCATTACGGTTAATACGGTTCAAGCCATCCAAAGCGTTCTTAGAAAACTCTGGGCTGGCTACATAATCTGTAATGGCGCCTAGTAATTGACGGTCAAAGTCAGCTAACTTCTCACGCAAAAACTCTGGGCCAGCCTGTAGCGAAATGTCAAATACCCTTTGCTTTTCTACAGCTATGCGCTGAGCGAGCATAACTGGGTCAGACTCAGACTTAAATGTATCAGCCAAAATAATTGGGCTTTGAGATATTAGGTCATCCGCATTAGACTTAACGCCTTCGTTATAAATCTTAGCCGCACGTTCTGTAGCTTTTACATAGACCGAGTTACCAGCCGTGGCCATCGAGGCTCTAAACTTTAATCCCTCTTCTGGGGATACGCTAGATACTGCCCTAGCATAGCCATTCGTAATCGATGCAATCTCTTGCTGTACTTCTTGCAAATTAAAGTTAGTGTTATCTACTGCGGCGCTTAACTCAGCAAACTTCTTACGGCCCAAAACCTCTAACTCATTACGCAACTGGGCGGCCTGTACCTTACGGGCGGCATCGCCAAATACCGTGCCAGGTTTAGCAAATAACTCTTGAGGAGATTCACCACGTTGCATAGCGGCCATTACCTGATCTAGGCTTGGCTGGTTCTCGGCCCCGTACTGCAATCCCTCGCGCTCTGCTTGCTCAGCCGCTTTCTTAAATGCAAAGTTAGATACACGGTCTAAAGCAGAAGTAATGGTATTGAGCTGGTTAGCTTGCTCTTTAAGATTGGCCAAATCCAACCGAGGTGTATCGGCTGGTAAGTATCCTGTTTGTTGATATAGAGGTAACGTAGCCATATGTATTCCTATGAAACCGCAAACTGTGGGCCGCTAAAGCCACCCATGCCAGTACTGTAACCAGTTGTTGAGCTAACTGGTAAAGCGCCAGCACTAGGAGCGCCACCAAGCGAACCATAAGTAACAGCGGCCATACCTAATTTACTAGCCGCATTAAAGTATCCAGTACGCAAGGCTGTTTCTCCAGCCTGTTCGTATAGGCTTGCTTGGATTAAGCTAGCGCGTCTAGCGCCATCAGCATTACCAAGGGCAAACGTAAACTCTTTACCACCACGAGTATTGTTAATAGTCTGAATCAATCCAGCAGAACCTTCAAATCCCTGTACTCCACCAGCAAAGCCTCTAGCAATCACGGCCGCATTGGCCGCGTTAGTGCGTTGCAAAATCTGATTAGCTTGGAATTGATATTGGATAGCTTTACGCTCACCCTCTACGCGAGATTGTTGAGCAATCTGGTCATAGTATTTTTTCTTATCTTGGCCCTCTCTAATCGAGCCATAAGCAGATACCGCAGTTGCGGCAATAGCTAAAGGTAGTGCAAATGCGCCCATATTAAGTTCCCTGATGTGTTGCTACTTTGTACTCCATACCAAGCAGAGTCATTTTCTGCGGTATGTCCTGACTAATAGTAATCTTGCCCTCTTGCGAATAACCCAAGATTCCATGTAAAGTTTTGGTGCCTGTGTATTCATCTACAGACTCATCCAAAATATCTCCAAAGGCTCTAAACGGAATCAAAGTGCCATTAATTTTCATGTGCTGGGTTTCATAGACAAGCGCATTAACCTCAACAATACGTTTCTTAAATCCAATGCGTGTACCAGTTTGTAGCTTTAAATCTACTGGCATGGTACGAGCTTCAACACCAATCGGTAGCCCTAACTCATAAGAGGATACTGAGGCTCTCGATAATGTTACGGTGCCGCCAGACGGCACAGTTTGATTGGCTTGCACAGAGCCATCCAAAATAATATTTACTACTTCTGTTGCAAGATGACTCATGCTTACCGTGCTAACAGCCCCAGTACCAGATTTAGCGGAATCGGTTAATAAACCATCCTCAAATACCTCAACATAGAATTGGTTTACACCATTAACGTTACGTTTTACTACGGTATAAATCGTAGAAATATCAACGTTGACATCTATAAAGCTACCGTCAGCTGTAATAAATTCAGATGGAGCAATAACATTCTGGGCGCGCAATAATGAGAATACGGCCATTGTGCCGTCATCGCCATTGGTAATTAGCAACAAGTCATTCTCATCTGTGGCAACTGATCTACGCAACGCTAAACGAGTTGGAGTCTTTAAAAGATGGCCAGCTAAGAGCGATATCTTTTGTGTTACATAGGTAGCTTGAGTGTCGGTGTACGCAAATTCATTGAGGCTCTTACCCTGACGCTGAATAAAGAGCGTTCCTGATTCGAGCTGTTGAACGCGTACACCTTGTTTTGTGCCATTACGGCTAGCAGTCTTAACAAAAAAGTTAGTAGGCGTAATTGGGTCTAGTCCGTTCTGTGGCACGTAGAACTCACCGCCAGTTGTAAATACTTGCAAGTCTCGGCCAGAAATAATATCGACAATCGCGTTAAAAGTATTGGTGTCTAATGTAGCCTCAACTGCATCGTCATCCAATCCCTCGGTAGCATCAAAGTCAAAGAATAGACCAACCTTGCTACCCCAAATGGTAGATGGGCGCGACTTAGAGCCGCCGAAATATAGGCGGCCCTCATGGAAAGTTACAGAGCGTGGCCAGCCTTTGCCGCTTGACCAAACATCCTCATATCCAGTTTCCAAATCCCATGAGCCGCTAGCAACAGCTGATGTATTAAAAAATGGAAACTCAGTAATTGCGTCGACCGATGTGCCAGAGTTGTAACGCACAATCTTGGCGCGGCCTTGTGGTGTGGCATTAATATACTGGCCAACATGGGTTGATAAGAATACGCTAGCCGATGCTGTCAAAGTAATCTTTCCAGCTACAGCAGACGGGGTTAATGTGGCCGCTGGATTAGAGGTAGATAAAGTGAAAGCATACTTTGGTATGGAATCAAAAGTAATAGCAGAAGCAGTCCAGGAAGCATCGGTAGCACCTCGCACAATTTCAATAGGGGCAATATCAGGGTGAACCACAATCAGCGTATCAGCGGATTGAGTCCAAACAATATTGGCTAATCTAGCGCCAGTTAAACTAACGCCAGATGTATCAAGGTAGTTATTAGCTCCACCATTAATTGCTGTAATTAATGTTTTATTCTTAAAAACATACATCCGATTATGCGTAAAACAAAGCATATAGCTATCAGACGTACTAAATTCAAACTCTATTAAACGAACACCATTGGCCGCTGATTCAGAGCTTGAGTTAGGTAGGGATGTAATGTAGCGCGTACCAGGTCTGCGGCGAATACCGCCCTGTGGCTGGCATACTACGTTAGTCGCTTTCTCTAGTGCGTTCTGGTAGGCTGTTAAGTCAACCCGCGCCCTAAGCAAAGGGTCTAACTCACCAGTAGAAAAGTTAGTCTGTATGCTTACAAAGCGAGCCATTAATTCCTCACAGCGATTAGAGAGAAGTCATTGATTGCGTTTGTTGGTTGACCTTGGCCATCAATATTCATAGCAACGCGCATATAGCCACCTCGGCCATTCTCGGCTGGTGAGCCTGTAGCTACAGATTGCCAGTATTGAGCCTTCTCAGTCTGGTCAGTAATTGGTAGAGCCATGTGCCATGCAAGCATATATTTGAGCAG